ATCCATTTTGTTGTCGATAATGATGTTGTCGCCTTCAATGCGCATATTATGCGCTGGCACTGCTCCGTCTATCGCTGTACTCCAAATCATGTTCTTCCTCCTCCCATTTCCTCAACAGCCACGACAGTACTCTCGACTTGTCCCCTGCGTTCTCCGGCTGTACGATCAGTGAGTGGATGTAGTCGCATGGGATAGGCTTTCTCGCCGTCTGTGCGGCTCTGTGTGGCGTTTTAATCTGCTTCCCGTCCATTTATACTCCTTTCGTGTTTGTGGGCGTGCGAGCGGTTCAGAGCGTCTGCACGGTGCTGTGCCCACGTATCGCATCCGTATCCCTCTACTCCCTTGCCGGTCGCTGTGTCCGTCACGACGTAATACGGGACGTTGCGGGGCGAGAGGATGGGAGTGACGATGTAACGGCTCATATAGCAAATACCCCCTGATAATCCTTAAGCGACATTTGATTGTTCTCCGGCAAAACGATCATTTCTTCTTTGGCTCTCTTGTAGAATTCTTTGTTGATTTCAAAGCCGTAAAAGTTCCGCCCTGTTTCCAGACATGCTCTTGCGGTAGAACCAGAACCGAAACAAGGGTCAATTACTACGTCCCCCGGGTCTGTGCAAATTTCAATCAGTTGTTTTAATAACTTGACTGGCTTCTGTGTCGGATGGATTTTCGGGATTTCTTTTCCGTCCCTCTCATACGGCATCCAGTCTAAAACCATGTGACCTGTTCCCCTGATTGCCCTGCCATTCTCGTCATACTGCGCGCCATTGCGGAATTTCGGCAGATAACTCCGATAGAAAAGCAATGCTCTCTCTGTCGCTCCGACAATCCGCATGTTGGCTTTCAATGCCTGCGGACTGGATTTCTTGATGAACGTCAGCGGGATGTAATGCACGAATCCGTGCTTCTTTGCCGCCTCAATCAGTGTCCATTGCTGTTGAAACGAGCAGAACACAATCATGCAGGGGGCGTTTGACGACCTACCACGGACGCCGCCGGACTTAGGTTCTTTTTTCATAAGCCGACTGCAAAAGTGGAAATACTCATACAAGTTGAAATTGAAGTCAGAAGCAAATGCGGCTTTTCCGGCGAGTTTAGATTCTCCGTTTTTATTGTCTCCACCTTTGTACCAGACCGGATTACTACCGTAAAAGTTTGTTCCGACATTATAGGGAACGTCTGCAATGATAAGCCGTGCTTTCTGAATCGGTTTTGACTTCCAATTCTGCATTGAATCGTTATACAATTCGCATTTTAAGCGATTGTCATGCTCCATCTTCTCTTTCCATCCTCCTCTCAAAAATCTCCATGCACTCCTCGCACGTTCTGCCCGACCATGTAAGAGGGCAGTAGACATGTCCGTCATCATACTTCTCGATCGTCGCATCTAAGCAATCCTCGAGATGATAATCGCCGTGGTCGATGTTGTCATCTGTATGGCAGGCCTCAATGCGTGCGCGGATTTCGTCAGGCATCTTTCTTCTCCGGTTCTGCTGCAATCTCGTATGCTTTGACTATTTCTTCCGCAATCTCTTTCTGCGTCTGTCCCTTTTTGATACCAACTAAAATTGACGGAGGCAGAACCATATCCTTGTATGTGCAGCGCCACAGGTGTAGGCAGTTTGGCATATTGTTGACATAATCGGCTTTGGGTGGGTGGATCTGTATAACTGCCTCGTCATCGTTCCAGAATGCATCTTTAATCTTACACATATCATCCCACGATGGCGTTATCCTCCGCTTATATGGTGATACGCTTACATGCTCCCAGCCCGCCCCTGTTGAGCAGATAACCGAGCCTCTCCATGTCGGTAAGGCTATTTCGCCAGAGAAGCCGTCTTTGCTTGTTGCCGTAATGTGAATGCGTGGATTTGTTTTTATATCATTTATGTTCCGCATCTATTTTCCATCACCTCCCGGTGCTTCCGAACCCGCCAGCGCCTCTGTCGCTGCCTTCAATTTCATCCACCTGCTCGAAATCCGGTGTGATAATCGGCATGATTACCAACTGGGCAATCTTCTCACCTGCCTTGAAATCTCTGGAGAGCTTGGAGTGATTGAACAGCACGACTCGGATGCTTCCCGTATATCCGCTGTCCACAGTGCCATCAGTTACTATTCCTTCAAGCATCAGCCCGGACTTGCTCTTTACCATACCGACGTAGCCATACGGGATCTCGATATGCACTCCTGTATCAATAGTCTTATGGCTGTTTCCATACAGGGTGAAGTCCACCGGAGTAAACAGATCTGCTCCTGCATCCGGCACGTGTGCCCTGTCAGGCATGTAAGCGCCAGGATCAAGTTGTACGTTCATGTATTTCACCTCCGCATGCTGCATATCCTGCAATGTCCACAAAAGAGTCTCCTGATCCGCCACCATTCTTGATGCGCGAGATCTTCAGCAGGCACATCATCATTGCTACATCCAATGATGTGATAAGCGTACCGGTGTAATCTGACCACAGCTTTGCAATAATGCCGAAGTTGTCCTCCGGACTACCATAGTCCTGCTCTCGCTGTCCGCAGATGCAATGTTCTGCTTCGTGCAAGATTTCTGCCCGCTTGGTGCCTGACCTCAGTTCTTCAAGATTGTCGTAAACTTTCGGCTTCTCGTATTTCATGCATTTTCCTCATTTCAGTATGATTTATTTATTGTCTGTAAATCTGATCCTTGATGGATCTATCATATGCACGGTGCCATCCTCAAACTCGATGAGTGCTTTTGTGTATATGACTTGCCTGGGCTGTCTGCCTACGAGAACCGGGTCGATCGTGTATGCCTCCGTAATCCATCTGTGAAAGAATCCCTTTATAACCGGCTTGTTCTTGCTGGCCACCTCGCAAGCCCGGCGGTTATCGTATAACATGTTCATGTCTTCTCCTCCATCTCGTGTACATGAATCCAGATTCCTGAGGCAGTGCCTCCCTTACGGATCCCGCGCACCCATCGTTTTTCAGTCAGCTCGCTGCAGACCTGCGCATCGTCTTCCCAGAATCCCACAGTGGTCATGCAGTCCTTGAGGAGCTTCTGCAGGTTGTCGGTATCGGGCTTCGCGTCCCGCCATGCCCCGTCGGGATGCCGGTCAGTGAGGAAGCACCACACGACATGCAGGTGGAGCGGACCGGTCAGCTTCTCTGCCGGTCTGTGCCGGGCGAGCATGTCGAGATACGTCTGCCTGACCTTCAGGAGCTCAGGCGGTTCGTAGAAGACCGGCCTGCCGTTCTGGATCCTGACCTTGTGTTCCTGGTGAGTGATAGTCGGGACATGCTCCATGGGCAGGAAGAATTCGACTTTCATGTTTTGGCTCCTTTCTCGAGCTCTTTGATTTTCTTCAGTGCGAGCGACCTGCTCACGACGCAGTCACCAAAGATGAATGCCTCAGTCCAGTCAGGTACAATGTACCAGTGGATCGTGCTCCATGCGGTATGTGTGTCCGGCCAGTGGAGTGTAAGCAGCTGCTCCTCGACAACGAATGAAGATCCATCCGGCAGGCCATACCTCCACCACCTGCGCTGAAGGACATCGTCACTCTTCCACAGCGTCCATCCGTTTTGCTCATTTCGGTAATCTTCCAGGAACGCAATCCGCTCCTTATCGTTTTTAAATTTTTTCATTTTTCTCCTCTCTTACCGTGCGTCTCACTTCGCGGTTGTCGTCGTCGTGGGTGGGTGCGACGGCGGGCTGTGCTTAAAGCCCGTCGTACCTACCCCTGCGACAGGGGTGCGCCAGCACAAAGTTATATGTAATATACAGGTCTGGCGCACCCATGCTCGCGACCATGGTCATGCGCACCCCTGCGCACCCCTGCGCCACTATGCGACACACCATGGTTGTGCGCACTGCGCCGCACCATGGTCATGCGCACCCCTGCGCACCCCTTAATTACTCACTCTCCTGACGTATGTTTTGCCATCCTCTTTGGTGAATTTTTCGAAGGATGCTTTCCATTCTGCCTTGGCTTTTTTGCCTTCTCCAAGGGCTGCACCGATGGTCTTTGAGTCCTTTCCCATGTACTCGGCAAGGTCCTGAAGAGACACATCTTTGCCTTCTGACTCGAGTGCAGTAAAGGCCATTTCGAGGGCATTTTTCTGTGCTTCTCTCTCCTTTGCCGCCTGCTTTTTGCGCTTCTCTTTTGCCTTCTCCCAGACCGGTTTTTCAGTCTCCGGCTCAATATCTGAGAGTGCTCCGGACTCATCCGCAACATGGATCGGGTACCGGAACCAGCAGTTCACGGGATCGAATTTTGCGAATTCCCGGAGGGTTCCCTCCAGCCTCCAGGCGGTCATTGACCGTGCCCTGATGGCTGCTTCTGCGATCTGTTTCTCAAAAATATCTGTCTTCCATTTACTGTTTCCAATGGCATTCCGGCAGTATTCAGTAACTTTGGAAGCCATCAAAAGGTCATCCTGTGACAGCTCATCAGTCCAGTTCTTGTCGGTCACATGGGCTTCCAGGAACTGTCTGCAGGCCGCACAGACGGCTTTGTTTATCTCCTGATCGATGGTGGCAGCGGGCAGGTCAAGCTCTATCATGTCGATCATTGCGTCCGGATCACGGGCAAAAACACCGCTCCCAGAGGCTCTGTCCATAGACCTTTTACCGCCCTGAGCACCCTTCGAATGGTGATGGCAGTAGATCGTCGCAGCCTTCAGCTCCGTGCAGACCTTGTCGAATTGGTTACAGAATCTGGCCATCTGGTCGGCACTGTTCTCATCGCCGGTGATGACCTTGTAGATCGGGTCCACGATGACAGCCTTGTAACCTTTATCCTTGGCCCGTCTGATCAGCTTCGGGGCCAGCTTATCCATAGGGATGCTGCGTCCCCTGAGATTCCAGATATCGATGTTGGAAATGCCTCTCCCGCGTATCCCCAAGGCGCTGTAAACGTCCTTGAATCGGTGCAGGCACGAGGCTCTGTCAAGCTCCAGATTGATGTACAGGACACGTCCCTGACGGCATTTGAAGCCATGCCAGCGCCCGCCCTCGGCGATCGCTATGGCAAGCTCGATAAGGTCGAAGGACTTGCCTGCCTTGGAAGGGCCCGCAATCAGCATCTTATGTCCTTCCCGGAGGACTCCCTCTATCAGCTCCGGAGCAAGCTCCGGGAGGTCATTCCATTCGGTGACCAGTTCCTCAAAATCGGGCAGATCATCGTTGACAGCTTCCGTCCATTCCTTCCACTCGTTCCACGACTTGCAGCCGATATTTGTATCAACAATAAATTGCCGTTTCTCACCTCTTTGGCATCCGGGAAGCCTGGACAACCTCGAGGGATTTCGGTTCTGGGTGTCGATGACCATGCCGTTCTTCCGGCAGATGTCATACAGGTAATTGACACGGCTCTGGTATTCCTTGATATCATCGGCATCGATCCTGACGATTGCATGCAGGGATTTCCCTCCCGAATGGACAAGGACTGCAACAGGGAGATTCAGCTGCCGGATGATACCGTTCTGAGCTTCGATATCCATGGTGTCTGACTCGACCAGGGCATACCGGAAATCAATGACATTCTCGTTGTTGACCCCATGGCCGTCCAGGGGATTGAAGCGGATCCATGCGCCGGCAGTCTCGTTGTACTGGCCGATTACATCCTTGAGCGTCTTTCCTTCCTTCTTTGCCTTCCTCAGCTCCTGGAGCATGTCCCCGACCTTGGTCGTGTAAATGCCCTTGTTTGCCGGCACCCACTTCATCCGGCCTTCTTTGTCGGGTTTCTCGAAAGAGGATGCTACATAGCCGAAGATCTCATCCGGGGAGAATAGTGTTTCCAGATAACGCGACAGCTCCGTGATGGGATTCCAGTCTTTCGGATCTTCTATCTCACGGTGCTCTGCCCAGCCTTCACCCACGATCCTGTCTGACGGCGCCTCGTAAGAGATGGAGCCGTTTAGGTCAAGTTCCTCAAAATTATCCGACCTTTCCGGTATCCATCCCTGCTGAACAGCGAAATGGTAGATCGTGCCACCTGTCACACCCTCATCCCTGCGGAAAGAGCGCCATTTTTTCGCGCACTCGCCCTCGTGGTACCTGCCGTAATCTCTTCGGCTCCACGAGTCCCACAGGTCGCAGGAATATCCTTCCAGTTTGAGCGCCATGCCTACATCGGCCCACTCCTGATAACTCAGGAGTCCCGGATCAACATGTGTGAGTATTTCTTCAAGATTTAATCTTTCATCCATTACTTATTTACCAAAATCCGCTTGCCTGCGGCATGTCTGCCGGCGGGATGTACGTCCTTGGATTCAATTCCTTGGGAGTCCGCCATCCGTTTGCTGCGATACGGTCGATCAGTCTGCGGGCCTGCTCGAAGCTCCATGTTCCGACGTTCTGGAAGCCTCTGTTTTCAAGCTGCTTGATCTGCTTGGGAGTTGCCAGACCGCGTGCCCGCCTGTCATTGATGGTATTGAGCAGTTTGTCTGCCTGCCCGGACGTCTCAACGCTGTCAGCTTTGATGCCGAGCTTCTCGAGGCTGTCTTTCTGATCCTGTGACGGTGCCTGTGCCTCCGGCCCGAATATCGGTCTGTAATTGGCCAGGTCAAGCGCTTCGATGCTCATGGCGTACTGCAGAGGATCCACAAGGCGGCTCTTTTTCCTTCGCTGTGCTGCGAGCTGTGCCGCGAGTGCCTCCTCACGTTCCTGCACTACCTCTTCGGTTGCTTTCTTTTCGGCTTCCTCGATATCTTCGGGATTGCCCGCATTCGCCTCCATGTCCTTTGTCATCCGCCTGGCGACGTCCTCGTCCTCGCAGATCAGGGATGCAGGGTGGCACAGCTCGTGCCTCTCCGTCATCCAGAGGAAGTCGATCAGGAGCAGATGGTCTTTACCGGTCTCCGGTGACAGCCTTGTCCCGCGTCCGATCATCTGCGCATACAGCGGGCGTGATTTCGTTGGCCTGAGGACGATAATGCAGTCCACAGCCGGGCAGTCATATCCTTCGGTGAGGAGCATGGAATTGCAGAGGACATTGTATTTCCCATCCTCGAAATCCTGCAGTATTTCCGCCCGGTCCTCGCTGGATCCGTTGACCTCCGCAGCCACAAAGCCGCGTTCGTTGAGAATTCCCATGAATTTCTTTGAGGTAGCGATCAGAGGAAGGAACACAATGGTCTTACGGTTCATGCAGTACTTCACCATCTCGTCAGCGATCTGGTACAAGTACGGGTCAAGTGCTGTTCCAATTTCACCGACCTTGAAGTCTCCTGCGCTGATACCGACCATGGAGATGTCGATCTTGAGCGGTACAGTCAGCGCCTTGATGGGCACCAGATATCCGCTCTTGATCGCCTGTGGCATGGTGTATTCAAATGCAAGTGATTCAAAATAGCTTCCGAGATTTTTCAGATCTGCCCTGTCGGGTGTAGCTGTCACACCCAGAACATAAGAATCATTGAAGTGCTGAAGCACACGCTGATAGCTGTCTGATACACAATGGTGCGCCTCGTCGATGATGATGGCATCGAAGTAATCCTGTTTGAATTTTTTAAGCCTGCGCTCGTGCATCAGTGTCTGTACGGAGCCGACGATGATGCGGTACCACTGTCCCAGACATGTCTCGCCGGCCTTCTCTACACTGCACTGCAGGCCCGTTGATTTGTAGATCTTATCTGCAGCCTGTTCAAGCAGCTCACCCCTGTGGGCCATGATCAGGACTCTCTTTCCCCGCCGGACGCACTCTTCGGCGATCTTTGAGAATACAATGGTCTTGCCTGTCCCTGTGGGAAGGACCAGGAGCGTCTTTTTGACGCCCCCATCCCATTCCGCGAGTACCTTTTCAAAGGCTTCCTGCTGATAAGGCCGCAGGCTCATGCCGCCCATTTAGAACCCTCCGTTCCATCCTGCTCCAGTAGCTGCAGGTTTCTTCTCGTGATATTTACCGATGTTCTTGTAGGGTGTGCCGTCCTGGCGCTTGCGCTTCTTGTCCTCGACGTATGAGAATTTAACGCGCAGGCCGGGCATCTCCTGGATCGCTCTGCCGAGGTTCTGCAGAGGCTCGCCCTTCTTTTTCTGGCCGGTCCCGAGGAAGAACTGCGACAGCTTCCATTCCATATTCTTCACGAGGACGATGTTGTCCCGGAGCTGTACCTCCTGACCGCCGGCGTCTACGTTGATGTATACAGTCAGCATCTTCTTGCCGTTATAATTCTTGTTGTCCCAGTCGCAGGTGCTGAGCTCATAATGATCGATGATGCCCTCATAATCACCGACCGGAATGTCGACAAACTGGGATTCCTGCTCAATGCTGCCATTGAGGTCGAGTTCTTCATATTCGTTGTAGTTACTGTAATCTGTCATTTTTTTACTGTCCTTTCTTTATATGAATGTGGAGGTTTATTTAAACTCGTATGCCTGCTTCTGCCTGATCTCCATGATGGAGGTCTTCACCTGATCCCAGTAACCAATGCACCATCCGTCGATGAACTCCGGAGGATAGTCTGCGACAGGCATGTCTGCAGGGAAGTACCCCTTCGCGCCGACAAGGTCCTTGATCTCCCACTCATTGATCTTCGATGCGATCATGAGGTCGCGGAGCTTCTTAGGAATCCTCATATCGGGCTCTTGGTATCCGGCGCCTGCAGTCGCAGTGGTCTTGACGTTTTCCTTGGCCTTGTTCTGGATCATGCCCAGATAAACATCCTCGGTGATGGGGACGCCATCCTTTGCGACCTCAGGAGGGATCTTCTCGCCCTTCAGGAATTCGAACACTTCACTGCCGACGCGGTACCAGGATTTCTCATGTGCGGTCCATCCGGTGAATTCTTTGATGTTGGATTCTGCTGCAGAGGGCTGTTCCTGTATGGGCTTAGGCTTAGGCTTTGCCGTTTTGGGCTCTGCCTTAGCTTCTGCCTTAGGAGCAGGCACGGGCTCTGATGCAGGTACGGATTCCTGTACGGGCTTCGGTGCAGGTGCGGGAGTTGCCTGGAAGATGCGAGCGATTTCGTTAAAATCAAGCGGGATCTCATCCGGCAAGCCGAAGCGGTTCTTTGCGTCCCAGAAGGGAGTGTGATTGGTATGCATCACGCGCCTGCCGCCCTGTGCTTTGTTCTTTCCCTTTGTCTGGCCCTTGCCGTCAACGTTGATAATGACGGTTTTGTAATTGAGGAAGAAAACAGCGTCAGCCCACTCGCGGATCATGGGGGCGACCTTCTTGCTGGTCTTCATCTCCCAGTGATCGTACGCACCCATTTCCTCGGGGAGTTCCACCTTACGGAGCTGAGCATGCGCTGTGATGACCACATTGACGCCGGCATTGACGCAGCCCTGCAGGATATTGAGGAACTTGCCGAATTCTTCTGCAGAATATGTATAGCCCTTGCCGTAACCGGGAGCCTCGATGCCGTCCCATCCATTCTTTCTGCAGAGATCCTCGATCTCCATCTGCTCTGCCCAGTCTGCAGTATCGATGATCAGTGTGCCGACCTCACTGGGATGTGTTCTGACCCAGTCTGCCTGATCCTTGATCATCTGCCACGATGAGGGTTTGTCGAACCTTGCCACATCCATGTGGGCCGTAGAGTCTTCTGTGTCAATGAATACCGCGCCAGGGAACTGGGCAGCCAGTGTTGACTTGCCGATGCCTTCCGGCCCATACAGGACGATCTTGAGCGCTTTCTTAACGCGCCCTCTTGTGATTTTCATTTAAAGCTCCTTTCTTTTTAGCTTCCCGATATGTTTCTTTCAGGAAGAACTCGACGTACATGTTTACAATTTTCGTGTCCCTGAGGCCTACCCGTACCACCTCCGGATTATGAAGAGGGTCATGGCATGTATATGCCCTGCAGATGCCAGGCCTGATGGAATAGATCATGCATCTGTGGCTGTCTGTGTTAAGTAAAAACGGGCATTCGTTGTGAATAGTGGGCTTGGCCCACGGGCCTTCTACAAAGAGGGGCTTTGCCGGGTGCAGGTTGTGCTTTTTGATGTAGCGCCTGATAGTCATTCTCTCTGCATCTGTGAGCGGGAGGAAGTTTCCGCAGCAGTTCCCGCAGTCCCGGCATCTGCCATTGTCGGTAAAGTCGATAACGTCGGGAGGACCGGAGCGGTGATGGATCCTATCCTGCATTTTGTCCCCGCTGACCATTGTGTATTCCTGTTGAATCCTCAAAATCCCATCCCTGCCTTCCATCCGGTGGCCTGTGCCTTTTTCTCCTCTT